ACCAAACAAGAGAGAAAACCTGTTTGGAAATAAAAATTAACATAATAATTAACTTAGGATCAAAGAACTCTGCCACAAGGTGAGGGGGAAGAGATCCTGAAATTGAAAAAATGCTGAGTTCATTTGATACATTCAGTGCACGGAGACAGGAGAATATAACGAAATCAGCTGGAGGAGCGATAATCCCTGGGCAGAAGAGCACTGTATCTATATTTGTGCTTGGTCCATCAATAACAGATGATAATGACAAGATGGCAATAGCTTTGCTCTTTCTATCCCATTCATTGGATAATGAAAAGCAACATGCACAGCGTGCTGGATTTTTGGTGTCATTACTATCAATGGCTTATGCCAATCCAGAACTATACTTAACAGCAAATGGCAGTAACGCAGATGTTAGATACGTGATATACATGATAGAAAAAGATCCAGGAAGACAAAAATATGGAGGATTAATTGTTAAAACCAGAGAAATGGTATATGAAAAGACTACTGACTGGATCTTTGGGAGTGATCTTGAATATGATCAAGATAATATGTTGCAGAATAGCCGAGGTTCGGCAAGCATTGAAGATCTTGTGCATACCTTTGGTTATCAGGCATGTTTGGGGGCTCTCATTGTACAGGTTTGGATAGTGCTTGTCAAAGCTATCACAAGTATATCAGGATTACGAAAGGGATTCTTCACAAGGTTGGAGGCTTTTAGACAAGATGGAACTGTTAAATCCAGCTTAGTCTTGAGTGGAGAAGCGGTAGAACAGATCGGATCAATCATGAGATCTCAGCAGAATCTAGTGACACTCATGGTGGAGACATTGATAACGATGAACACAGGCAGAAATGATTTGACAACAATTGAAAAGAATATACAAATTGTTGGGAACTATATTAGAGATGCTGGTCTTGCTTCCTTCTTTAACACTATCAGATATGGAATTGAAACCAGAATGGCAGCTCTAACTTTATCCAGTCTTAGACCAGATATAAACAGATTAAAGGCACTAATGGAACTGTATCTATCTAAAGGGCCACGTGCACCATTTATATGCATCTTAAGAGACCCAGTACATGGTGAGTTCGCACCAGGTAATTATCCTGCATTATGGAGCTATGCTATGGGTGTAGCAGTTGTACAGAACAAAGCCATGCAGCAGTATGTGACAGGGAGATCCTACTTAGACATTGAGATGTTTCAGTTAGGACAAGCTGTAGCACGTGATGCTGAATCACAGATGAGTTCAATTTTAGAAGATGAATTAGGTGTAACACAAGAAGCTAAACAGAACCTCAAGATGCACATCCAGAGGATAAGTAACTCTGATATAGCTTTCCAAAAGCCGACAGGAGGTTCAGCGATAGAAATGGCTATTGACGAAGAAGTAGATCAGGTCAATTCCAACAATAACCAAGATCAAAGCAATGAGGTACCATCATCTCTCGTCTCTTATGCATGGCCGAGTGGGCCAGATAGCAGGAATCGAGAGGAGTCAACAGCACAACCAGATAACATCAAAAATGAGCAAGAGAACATCAGAGAAAGACTTAACAGGAGATTGAGAGAAAAGAGGGAGAAGAGTGAATCCAAGCCCACTGAGGAACCACAGGAAGAAAACCGAACAGAAATAGACGACTTGTTCAGTGCATTTGGTGACAACTAAATATATAAAAAGCATACCTCAATCAAACACCAAGTAAGAAAAACTTAGGATCAAAGGATTCTACCAAAAAGGACAATTGAAACTCCAGAACAAAGCCAAGTCATCCACCACTAAAAAGGTGATCAATGGATAACAATGTTGAAGACAATAAAATCATGGATTCTTGGGAAGAAAGAGCAGAGAATAGATCAGCTGACATCTCCTCAGCGCTCGACATTATCGAATTCATACTCAACAACGACACCCAAGAAAACGCAAATATTGAAAACAGAATTGAGACCGGAGAAGTGGACCTCAGTGCAACGATACCCTATACAAAATCCCAAACAACAGAACCCTACAAGAAAGATAGTAGATCAACTGACAAAAATAGATGGTCTAGGACATCACACAAATATACCACAAAAACAGAAAGTGGAGATGTTGATCAGGAAGTTGTACAGAGAAGAGATAGGAGAGGAAGCAGCACAGATAATAGAATTGAAATTATGGGCATTGGAAGACTCCCCAGAAGCATCGCAGATCCTGAACATGGATCCCAAATCCAGGAAAATACTGATCATGATGAAGTTAGAAAGGTGGATAAGGACCCTCTTGAGAGGGAAATACGACAACTTGAAGATGTTCCAATTAAGATATCAGGAGGTGATACCATTCCTTCGGCAGAACAAGGTGGAGACAGTAATGATGGAGGAAGCCTGGAATTTGTCAGTGCACCTTATTCAAGAGGTGCCGATGTGATAACCATTGCAACACCATCAGATGAGGAAGAACTACTTGCAAAGAATACAAGACAGCGTAAAAATCCACCAGAATATCAACAAGATAATCAAGAAATTAAAAAAGGGAAGAGAGAAGAGAAAAAATGGAGCAAAGGAGAGAGAAGAGAGGGACAACAGAGAAGAGAGGAAGGGGAGAAGAGAGAGAGAGAAGAGAAGATCGAGACTGGGAGAGGAATCGATCCAGTGCCCCCACTTGCCATACAATCACCACAAATTGGAGCATCGAGAGAGAATCAAACAGTCTCAGAGTCCCAGACAAAGAGAACGGATCCAACCAAAACAACAGGCGGGAACCAAAGAGAAAGACCAACACCCCTGGACCCATGCACCAAGGGACAACACACTCAAGCCCACCGATTCAGCCATGGAGCGCAGAGATCCACAGGAGACCAGAGCGGGACATTCAGACCAAAGGTATCAACACAGGGGTCACAAGTCGAATCGAGAAAGAAATCAGGAGAGGAAAAAGAGAACACAGAAGAGAGCACTCAATATACAGAAAAGGCGATTACATTATTACAGAGTCTTGGTGTAATCCAATCTGCAGCAAAATTAGACCTATACCAAGACAAGAGAATTGTATATGCGGCGAATGTCCTAAACAATGTAGATATTGCATCAAAGATTGATTTCCTTGCAGGGTTAATGATTGGTGTTTCAATAGATAATGATAATAAGCTTAATCAGATTCAAAATGAAATAATGGATCTTAAAAATGATCTTAAAAGAGTAGACGAATCACACAGAAGATTAATTGAAAATCAGAAGGAACAGTTATCATTAATCATATCGTTAATTTCCAATCTCAAGATAATAACAGAAAGAGGAGGGAGAAAAGATCAAACTGAACTATCTGATCGTATGCCCATGGTCAGAACAAAGACAAAAGAAGAGAAAGCCAAGAAAGTCAGATTTGATCCTTTAATGGAATCACAAGGAGATGATAGAAACATCCCAGATCTATACAGAAACACAGAGAAAGCACCAGAAAATGACCAACAAATCAGATCTGATATACATCTGTCAAACAATGATTCAAATGCAACTAGACTAGTACCAAAGCGGACCAACAATACCATGAGATCACTCGCTATAATCATCAACAACAGCAATTTGTCAGCAACATCCAAGCAGTCATATATAAATGAACTCAAACTTTGTAAGAGTGATGAGGAAGTCTCAGAATTGATGGAGTTGTTCAATGAAGACATCAACTCTCAATGAATTCAAACCTGAAGACCATCATACTACATCGCTAAACAGCACAACATCAGGACACAAACACATCCAAGATTTTACGATATAATATGATTCACAAATAATCCAAGTCTCAAATCAAGTAAGAAAAACTTAGGATTAAAGACTTGATCCACAACTCCAAATGAGCATCAGCAGCTCTGGAATCTACACTTTTCCTAAGTCATCATTCACTGAGAATGGTGATTTGGAACCACTACCACTTAAAGTCAATGAAAATAAGAAAGCAATTCCTCATATAAGAGTTGTCAAGGTAGGCAATCCACCAAAGCATGGGGTCAGATACCTTGATATTTTCTTGCTTGGCTTCTTTGAAATGGAAAGGACTAAAGATAAGTATGGAAGTATTAGTGATCTAGATGATGATCCAGGATATAAGATCTGTGGATCAGGTTCTTTACCAATCGGACTAGCCAAGTATGGTGGGAGCGACAAGGAACTTCTGCAGGCTGCAACCAAACTAGACATAGAAGTAAGGAGAACAGTTAAGGCTACAGAAATGATTGTATATACTGTACAAAACATAAAACCTGAGTTATATCCATGGGCCAGTAGATTGAGAAAAGGGATGATCTTTGATGCTCAAAAAGTAGCACTTGCCCCTCAATGTCTTCCATTGGACAGAGGAATAAAATTCAGAGTCATATTCGTTAATTGCACAGCAATTGGATCAATAACACTATTTAAGATTCCAAAATCGATGGCGATGTTATCACTACCAAATACAATATCAATAAATCTACAAGTTCACATTAAAACAGGGGTACAGACAGATTCAAAGGGGGTTGTTCAGATACTAGATGAGAAGGGCGAAAAATCACTTAACTTCATGATTCATCTTGGCTTGATCAAGCGGAAAATTGGGAAGATGTATTCAATTGAATACTGCAAGCAAAAAATTGAAAAGATGAGATTGATATTCTCATTAGGATTGATTGGAGGAATCAGCTTTCATATCAATGCAACTGGATCAATATCCAAAACCTTAGCAAGCCAGTTAACATTCAAACGAGAGATTTGCTATCCTCTCATGGATCTTAATCCACATCTAAACATTGTTATATGGGCATCCTCGGTTGAGATCACAAGAGTAGATGCAATTTTCCAACCCTCATTACCTGGCGAATTCAGGTACTACCCAAATATAATAGCAAAAGGAGTCGGAAAAATTAAGCAATAGAACTAAGATATCAAGCATTAAATAATATCACAAGTATGTTATGTAATAGAAAAAACAAAAACTTAGGAGAAAAGAGCAGCCTCCAAACCTGAGAACAAAACAACACCAGAGGATCAAACACCAACAGAAGAAGCAGAAAAGAAAAGAGCAAATCCCAAAAGGAAAAAACCACCACATCAAGGCACAAGAGAACCACAAACACAAAGCAAGAGCGAACAGTCCCACACATCGATCACCCAATCAACAAACCAGCAACAAACGACAACAAAACCAAAAAGAAAGAGACAAAGACAGAGACCAGAATCAAAACCAACCAACAAACACACAAAAAGTCAAGAGATGATCAAAAAAATCATCTGCATATTTTCAATGCCAATATTATTATCTTTTTGCCAAGTAGATATAATTAAATTACAACGTGTAGGAATATTAGTGAGTAAACCTAAGAGTATAAAAATATCACAAAATTTTGAAACTAGATACTTAGTATTAAATCTGATTCCAAACATTGAGAATGCTCAATCATGTGGGGATCAACAAATCAAGCAATATAAAAAGTTATTAGACAGATTAATAATCCCTTTGTATGATGGATTGCGTTTACAGCAAGATATAATAGTGGTTGATAACAATCTTAAGAACAATACAAATCATAGGGCAAAGCGATTTTTTGGTGAGATAATTGGAACAATTGCATTAGGTGTTGCTACCTCTGCCCAGATAACTGCAGCAGTTGCACTAGTCGAAGCCAAACAAGCTAGATCCGACATTGAGAGAGTCAAAAACGCTGTCAGAGATACAAATAAGGCAGTACAATCTATACAAGGCTCAGTTGGGAATTTGATTGTTGCGGTCAAATCAGTCCAAGATTATGTCAACAATGAAATTGTTCCATCAATTAAAAGATTAGGTTGTGAAGCTGCAGGTTTACAATTAGGAATCGCATTAACACAACATTATTCAGAGTTAACAAATATATTTGGTGATAATATAGGAACACTTAAAGAGAAAGGAATAAAATTGCAAGGGATAGCTTCTCTTTATCACACTAATATAACAGAAATATTTACTACTTCAACAGTTGACCAATATGATATTTATGATTTACTGTTCACAGAATCAATCAAGATGAGAGTTATAGATGTAGATCTGAATGATTACTCAATAACACTACAGGTAAGATTGCCTCTCCTAACTAAAATATCAGATGCACAAATCTATAATGTGGATTCAGTGTCATACAATATAGGGGGAACAGAGTGGTACATTCCTCTTCCTCGCAATATCATGACAAAGGGGGCATTCCTAGGTGGTGCAAATCTACAGGATTGTATAGAATCTTTCAGTGATTATATTTGTCCTTCTGATCCAGGTTTTATCTTAAATCGTGATATTGAGAATTGCCTCTCAGGAAATATAACACAATGTCCAAAGACGCTTGTTATATCAGATATTGTACCACGATATGCATTTGTAGATGGCGGGGTCATAGCAAATTGTTTGTCGACAACATGTACATGCAATGGTATTGATAACAGGATCAATCAAGCACCGGATCAAGGGATCAAGATAATAACATACAAAGATTGTCAAACAATAGGCATAAATGGGATGCTGTTCAAGACGAATCAAGAAGGGACATTAGCAGCTTATACACCTGTAGATATTACCTTAAATAACTCTGTAAATCTCGATCCAATTGATCTATCGATAGAATTGAACAGAGCCAGATCAGATTTAGCAGAGTCAAAGGAATGGATAAAAAGATCTGAAGCCAAATTAGATTCTGTAGGGAGTTGGTATCAATCAAGCACAACAGAGATTATACAAATAGTCATGATAATAGTCTTGTTCATAATCAATATCATAGTTCTCATTGTTTTAATCAAATATTCAAGATCGCAAAATCAATCCATGAATAATCATATGAATGAACCATATATACTAACCAATAAAGTACAATAGATAATGTTTACATGTATATAAAATACAAAAAACTTAGGAGCAAAGCTGTTACATCAAACGAAAGAACAAACAGAGTGAAAGAAGACAACACCCAAGAAAAGGCTGACAATGGAATATTGGGGGCACACAAACAATCCAGACAAGATTAACCGGAAAGTCGGTGTAGATCAGGTGAGAGACAGAAGCAAAACACTAAAAATCATAACATTCATCATATCCATGATGACATCAATCATGAGTACAGTCGCACTTATACTAATCTTAATCATGTTTATCCAAAATAACAATAACAATAGAATAATACTTCAAGAATTAAGAGATGAGACCGACGCTATTGAGGCCAGAATACAAAAAGCCTCAAATGATATAGGGGTTTCTATACAATCAGGAATAAATACAAGACTCCTAACAATTCAAAACCATGTACAGAATTATATTCCATTAGCATTAACACAACAAGTCTCCAGTCTTAGAGAATCTATAAATGATGTGATTACCAAAAGGGAAGAAACACAATCAAAAATGCCAATACAGAGAATGACTCATGATGATGGAATAGAACCTCTAATTCCAGACAACTTCTGGAAGTGCCCTTCTGGGATCCCTACTATATCAGCCAGTCCAAAGATCAGGCTAATTCCAGGGCCTGGTTTATTAGCAACATCAACAACTATCAATGGTTGTATTAGACTCCCATCGTTAGTCATAAATAACTTGATATATGCTTATACATCTAACTTAATAACTCAAGGATGTCAAGATATAGGGAAATCCTACCAAGTACTCCAGATAGGGATAATAACTATAAACTCAGATTTGGTACCAGATTTGAACCCGAGGATTACTCATACATTTGATATTGATGATAACCGTAAATCCTGTTCTTTAGCATTACGAAATGCTGACGTTTACCAATTATGTTCAACTCCAAAAGTGGATGAAAGATCAGATTACTCATCAATAGGTATTGAAGACATAGTATTAGATATTGTTACAAGCGAGGGTACAGTCTCAACCACAAGATTCACAAATAATAATATAACATTTGACAAACCTTATGCAGCACTTTATCCATCTGTAGGGCCAGGGATATACTATGACAATAAAATTATCTTCCTTGGATATGGTGGGCTAGAACATGAAGAAAATGGCGATGTCATTTGCAATATCACTGGATGTCCAGGCAAAACCCAGCATGATTGTAATCAAGCTTCTTATAGTCCGTGGTTTTCTAACAGAAGAATGGTAAATGCTATCATTCTTGTCAACAAAGGACTAAACAAGGTACCAAGTTTGCAGGTATGGACTATTCCCATGAGACAAAATTATTGGGGATCAGAGGGGAGACTACTCCTATTGGGAAATAAAATTTATATATATACAAGATCTACAAGTTGGCACAGCAAATTACAGCTCGGAACACTAGATATCTCTAATTATAATGATATACGAATTAGATGGACACATCATGATGTATTATCAAGACCAGGCAGTGAAGAGTGTCCATGGGGCAACACCTGTCCACGGGGATGTATAACAGGAGTCTACAATGATGCATACCCATTGAATCCATCAGGGAGTGTAGTATCATCTGTTATTCTTGATTCTCGGACATCCAGGGAGAACCCCATTATTACCTATTCTACAGACACATCTAGAGTAAATGAGCTAGCGATTAGGAACAATACATTATCAGCAGCATATACTACAACAAATTGTGTAACACATTATGGTAAAGGCTACTGTTTCCACATCATAGAAATAAATCATAAGAGTTTAAACACCCTCCAACCTATGTTGTTTAAGACAGAGATTCCTAAAAGTTGCAACTAAGCCAATAAATAATCATCTAATCAAAGGAAATAATCAGAGTCTAGTCTTGATTAGAATATCTTGAAATCATATAGGTTAAGTTAAGGATAAAAAACTTAGGATTAACGTATTCCTGAACAGAATGGAATTCGAAATCCAAAACAGAACTACATCTGATATACTGTATCCAGAATGCCATTTGAATTCTCCTATAGTCAAAGGGAAAATAGCACAATTACATACGATTATGAGCTTACCCCAACCATATGATATGGATGACAGTTCAATATTAAATATAACTAGACATAAGCTAAAGCTTAACAAATTGGATAAAAGACAACGGTCTATTAGAAAGTTGAGACCTATTTTAATTGAAAAAGTGGCTGATTTAGGTAAATACACATTTATAAGATATCCAGATATGTCTTATGATATGTTCCATCTACACATTCCAGGAATAACCACTAGATTGGATGATCTACTAGGAAGAGCACAGAAAACATATAATGGAATGACAGATGGATTGAGGAACCTATGGATCAATGTTTTGTCAAAATTAGCTTCCACAAATGATAGATGTACTTACGATATTAATGAAGATATAAGTAATATATCCAATGTACATACAGTTTATCAATCAGACAGGTGGTTTGGTCCCTTTAAGACATGGTTTACTATCAAATACGATATGAGAAGATTGCAAAAAGGGAAGAATGAAATCCTATGTAGTAATCAAAAAGACTATAATCTTCTAGAGGACCTTAAAAATATACTTGTAATACATTCGGAATTTGTGTTAGTCTTAGATAAACAGAGACATAGAGGATACATGTTAACCCCAGAACTAGTATTAATGTATTGTGATGTGATTGAAGGCAGATGGAATATCAGCTCATGTGCAAAGTTAGATCCCAAATTATATTCGATGCATATCAAAGGGAATTCTTTATGGGATGTAATGGACGGATTATTCCCTATATTAGGAGAGAAAATCTTTGATATAATATCGTTGTTGGAACCTCTTGCATTGTCGCTTATTCAGACATATGATCCGGTCAAACAATTAAGAGGAGCCTTTTTAAATCATGTATTAGCTGAAATGGAATCGGTGTTAAGTACCAAACAGAATACAGATGAGGCAAACAATATAGATTATATTGATAGAATTCTGGATGTATTCAAGGGGTCAACAATAGATGAAATAGCAGAGATTTTTTCATTTTTTAGGACTTTTGGACATCCTCCATTGGAAGCAAGCATAGCAGCTGAAAAAGTAAGAAAGTATATGTATGCTGAAAAATCTCTTAACTTTGATACTATAAATAAATGTCATGCAGTGTTCTGTACAATAATCATAAATGGGTATCGGGAAAGACATGGTGGTCAATGGCCTCCGGTCGTTTTACCTGCTCATGCGCATGAATTTATTAGGAATGCTTATGGAACTAACTCAGCCTTATCATATGAGAATGCCGTGGATTATTATCAAAGTTTCATAGGGATTAAATTTACCCAGTTTATAGAGCCCCAGTTGGATGAGGACTTAACCATCTATATGAAAGACAAAGCATTATCTCCTAAGAAATCAAACTGGGATACTGTTTATCCTGCAGCAAATTTGTTATATCGTATCAGCAGTTCTTGTGAATCAAGACGACTTGTTGAAGTCTTCATTGCAGATAAGAAGTTTGATCCTCACCAAGTCTTAGAATATGTAGAATCAGGATATTGGTTAGAAGATCCGGAGTTTAATATTTCATACAGCTTGAAAGAGAAAGAAATTAAACAAGAAGGTAGATTATTTGCAAAGATGACATATAAAATGAGAGCTGCTCAAGTATTAGCAGAGACCCTATTAGCAAATAACATAGGAAAGTTCTTTCAAGAGAATGGTATGGTTAAAGGAGAGATAGAGCTACTCAAAAGATTAACTGCAATATCGATGTCTGGAGTACCCAGACATAATGAAATATACAATAATTCCAAAAGTTATTCAAATGAAATTAAAAACCATGAGACGGTCGTGAACTCTGAATTATTTTCTAAGAATAAAACGAGGAAATTCGAATTCAAATCTACAGATATATACAATGATGGATATGAGACGATTAGTTGTTTTTTAACTACAGATTTGAAAAAGTATTGCTTGAACTGGAGATATGAATCAACAGCACTCTTTGGTGAGACTTGTAACCAGATATTCGGATTAAGAGAGTTGTTTAACTGGTTACATCCACGTCTTGAAAATAGTACAATATATGTCGGAGATCCCTACTGTCCTCCTGCTGACACAGAACATCTATCACTAGACGACCATCCTGATTCAGGGTTCTATGTTCATAATCCAAGAGGAGGAATAGAAGGATTTTGTCAAAAATTATGGACTTTGATATCTATAAGTGCAATACATCTAGCAGCTGTCAAAATTGACGTACGAGTAACAGCAATGGTACAAGGGGATAATCAGGCCATAGCTGTTACAACGAGGGTCCCAACTAACTATGATTACAAAACCAAAAAAGAAATAGTTTATAAAGATGTAGTTAGATTTTTTGACTCACTAAGAGAGGTAATGGATGATTTAGGTCATGAGCTTAAACTCAATGAGACCATCATCAGTAGCAAAATGTTTATATATAGTAAGAGAATATATTATGATGGAAGGATCCTTCCTCAAGCATTAAAAGCATTATCTAGATGTGTATTCTGGTCTGAGACAATAATAGATGAAACTAGATCGGCTTCCTCTAATTTAGCAACTTCATTTGCAAAAGCTATTGAAAACGGATACTCACCTGTATTAGGGTATGTATGCTCGATTTTTAAGAATATACAACAGTTATACATAGCATTAGGGATGAATATAAATCCAACTATAACTCAAAATATCAAAGACCAGTACTTTAGAAATCCCAACTGGTTGAAATATGCCTCCTTGATACCTGCTAGTGTGGGAGGTTTTAATTATATGGCTATGTCAAGATGCTTTGTGAGGAATATAGGGGATCCAGCAGTTGCCGCATTGGCAGATATTAAGAGATTCATTACAGTGAACCTGATAGACCGCGGAGTTCTATATAGGATTATGAATCAGGAACCAGGCGAATCATCTTTCTTAGATTGGGCATCAGATCCTTATTCATGTAATCTACCACAATCTCAAAATATTACAACCATGATTAAGAATATTACAGCACGAAATGTGTTACAAGACTCACCAAATCCTTTATTATCAGGATTATTTACACCTACAATGATAGAGGAGGATGAAGAATTAGCTGAATTCCTGATGGATAGGAAGATAATTCTACCAAGAGTTGCACATGATATACTAGATAACTCATTAACTGGAATCAGGAATGCAATAGCAGGGATGTTGGACACTACTAAATCACTTATAAGAGTAGGAATTAATAGAGGAGGCTTAACTTATAACTTGTTGAGAAAAATAAGTACTTATGATCTTGTACAATATGAGACACTTAGTAAAACACTTAAATTAGTAGTCAGTGACAAGATAAGGTATGAGGATATGTGTTCTGTTGATTTAGCTATCTCATTAAGACAGAAGATGTGGATACATCTATCAGGAGGAAGGATAATAAATGGACTTGAAACGCCAGATCCTTTAGAATTACTATCTGGAATATTGATAACAGGGTCAGAACACTGTAGAATATGTTATTCAACAGAGGGTAATAGCCCATATACCTGGATGTACCTGCCGAACAATTTAAATATTGGGTCAGCTGAGTCAGGTATTTCATCATTAAGGGTCCCCTACTTTGGATCAGTGACAGATGAAAGGTCAGAAGCACAATTAGGTTATATTAAGAATCTTAGCAAACCAGCAAAAGCTGCAATCAGAATAGCTATGATTTACACTTGGGCATTTGGAAACGATGAAATATCCTGGATGGAAGCATCACAAATCGCTCAGACACGCGCAAATTTCACGTTGGATAACCTTAAAATACTGACCCCAGTTACAACATCTACTAACCTCTCACATAGACTGAAGGATACAGCAACACAGATGAAATTTTCGAGTACGTCTCTAGTACGAGTAAGCAGATTCATAACAATATCTAATGACAACATGACCATTAAAGAAGCAAATGAAACAAAAGACACAAATCTAATTTACCAACAGGTAATGTTAACAGGGCTGAGCACTTTTGAGTATTTATTCAGGTTAAGAGATAATACTGGGCATAACCCGATTGTTATGCATCTACATATAGAAGATAAATGCTGCATCAAAGAGAGTTATAATGATGAGCATATAAATCCAGAGTCAACATTAGAATTAATCAAATATCCTGAAAGCAACGAATTTATTTATGATAAGGATCCCTTAAAAGATATAGACCTGTCAAAACTAATGAGCATTAGAGATCATTCTTACACGATAGATATGAATTACTGGGATGATGAGGACATCATACATGCAATATCAATATGCACTGCCTCAACAATTGCGGATACTATGTCTCAACTTGATAGAGACAATCTCAAAGAACTAGTGGTAATTGCAAATGATGATGATATAAATAGCCTAATAACTGAATTCTTAACCCTCGATATCTTAATATTTCTTAAAACATTTGGAGGACTATTAGTGAATCAGTTTGCATACACCATCTATGGTCTAAAGATAGAAGGCCGAGACCCTATTTGGGACTATATAACACGAACACTGCGGGACACCTCACATTCTGTACTCAAAGTACTATCCAATGCATTATCTCATCCAAAGGTATTCAAACGATTCTGGGATTGTGGTGTATTAAACCCTATTTATGGGCCAAATATTGCGAGCCAAGATCAGATTAGACTTGCTCTCTCTGTATGTGAATACTCACTAGATTTATTCATGAGGGAATGGCTTAATGGGTCTTCACTTGAAATCTATATTTGTGATAGTGACATGGAAATAGCAGATGATAGAAGACAAGCATTCATTTCTAGACATCTTGCTTTTGTTTGTTGCTTAGCAGAAATCGCATCTTTTGGACCAGATCTTACAAATTTGACATACCTAGATAGGCTTGAAACATTAAAGTGCTACCTAGATCTGAATATTAAAGAAGATCCAACGCTGAAATATGTACAGGTATCAGGGTTATTAATTAAATCATTCCCCTCGACTGTTACTTATGTTAGAAAGACAGCTATCAAACACTTGAGAATACGTGGGATCAGCCCCCCTAGTATAATAGAGGACTGGGACCCCGTAGAAGATGAAAATATTCTAGACAATATTGCTAAAGTCATCTCTGACAATTGCGATAACAATTGGAGTAAAAACAAGAATAAATGTAATTATTTCTGGGGATTATCATTAAAGAACTATCAGGTAATAAAGGTAAGGTCGATTACAATCAATTCTGAATTTCCTGAGACATCAATACAAACAAATCATGGATTATTACTTCCTGAAGGTGGAAACTATCTGTCACATCAGCTTAGATTATTTGGAGTAAATAGTACAAGCTGTTTAAAAGCATTAGAATTATCACAAATACTAATGAGAGAAGTTAGTAAGGATAAAGATCGACTTTTCTTAGGAGAGGGAGCAGGAGCAATGTTAGCCTGTTATGATGCAACACTTGGCCCTGCAATGAATTATTACAATTCAGGATTAAATATTACAGATGTTGTTGGACAGCGTGAATTAAAGATTTTCCCATCAGAAGTATCTCTTGTTGGCAAGAAATTAGGAAATGTAACTCAGATCCTTAACCGAGTCAAAGTATTATTTAATGGGAATCCTAATTCAACATGGATAGGAAACATGGAATGTGAAAGTCTGATTTGGAGTGAGCTAAATGATAAATCAATTGGTTTAGTACATTGTGATATGGAAGGAGCAATAGGTAAGTCTGAGGAAACTGTTCTACATGAGCATTATAGTGTTATTAGGATCACATATTTGGTAGGGGATGATGATGTGATTTTAGTTTCAAAGATCATCCCTTCACTTACACCTAATTGGTCTAAGATTATAACCTTATATAAACTATACTGGAAGGATGTGAGAATAATATCACTCAAGACATCAAATCCGGCATCAACAGAACTATACTTAATATCAAAAGAAGCATATTGTACTGTAATGGAACCAAGTAGTGTTATATTATCAAAACTCAATAGGATATCTCCAATGGAAGAGAATAATTTATTAAAATGGATGATTATATCAAAGAAGAAAAATAGCGAATGGTTGAGGCACGAAATTAATGAAGGGGAGAGAGATTACGGGATTATGAGACCTTATCATACAGCATTACAAATTTTCGGATTCCAAATTAATCTGAATCACTTAGCAAGAGAGTTCTTAACGTCTCCAGATCTAACAAACATCAATGTTATTATACAGAGTTTCATCAGAACAATGAAAGATGTGATATTTGAATGGATTAATATCACCCATAGTACCAAGAGATATAAATTAGGAGGTAAATATAACTTATTTCCATTGCGGGATAAAGGGAAGATGAAATTAATATCTCGTAGAGTAATATTAAGCTGGATATCATTATCGTTGTCTACTAGATTACTAACAGGTCGATTTCCAGATGAAAGGTTTGAAAGTAGAGCACAAGCGGGGTATGTATCATTAGCAGATACTGATTTGGAGTCTTTAAGATTATTACCTAAGGGAATTATTCAGAACTATAAGGATCACATAGGATCAATCTCATACTGGTTCATAACAAGAGAGATAAAGATATTGATGAAGCTTATAGGAGGAGTTAAGCTATTAGGAATCCCGAGGCACCACAAACAGTTAGATGATCAGGTTTCCCAATATGATGAGTACCTTAATGAATTTGACATTGATTAATCATAGATTATAACCCTAAACAGTCTTTCTCATAACCTTTAGAAGAAAAAAGAATAACAAATAAGAAAAACTTAAATTATGCATATACCCAACAGAGTTTTTCTCTTGTTTGGT